GCGCAGCACTATATGTAGTTGGAGATACGTATGCAACAGGTAATGTAGTTGCATATTATAGTTCTGATATTACGTTAAAAACAAATATTGTTCCACTAACTAATGCTTTAGATAAGCTAAAGACTTTGGGCGGGTATTCTTATGATTGGATAGATTCGTTAATTGATAAAAAAGGTGGAGAAGACGGTTACTTTGTGAAAAAACACGATGTAGGTGTTATAGCACAGGAAGTACAAAAAGTACTACCGGAATGTGTAGGCACTAAACCAGACGGAACGCTTGGTGTTCAATACGAAAAACTAATACCGTTAATAATTGAAGCAATCAAAGAATTAGACAGGAAGATTAAATGACAACTCCTAGTGGACAAATAACTTTATTAGATGTTCAAACAGAGTTTGGAGGTATCCCGCCTATTGCCATAAATGAGTATTATGCAGGTGGGCTTTACGTACCCGCATCTACAGCAGGCGTACCACCTAGTGGTCAGATAAGTATGAATGACCTTAGAAATAAAACTAAAGCTAGTCCAGTGCAAGTTTTTGCATTTCCTACTACGACTGCTGAAGGTGGGACTTTTTATTTTACTCTATATGTTGAGACTCTAATATACCCTACAGTATACTGGAAATTAACTGATTATGTTAATTTACAAGACGCTGATTTTCAAAGTTCAATCGGCACTTCAACATATAGCTATGAGGACTCTTATTACGCCGCTCAGGCTATAACTATTGCAACAGACTCTCAATTTGAAGGTACAGGTACTTTTCACATTTCTGTATACTCTGACGCTGCTAGAACTAACTTAATTGGTAAAAGCGGCACTGTACTAAGTGTAACAGATTCATATTCTGTAGGAACCATAACGGCTACCAGAGATAATATATTTAGGTATGCAAATAGAAATCTAGAGGCAAGAACATCAACAATAACGGTACCAACTTCAGGACTAGATGGTGCAACAGTTCACTATCAAGTGAATACGATTGTTGGTAGCCAAATAACTTCAGCAGATCTTGAAACACCACTAACAGGTACTGTAACAGTGCCATCAGGCGGTTCACTTCTTCTTGTATTACGTTCATTAAATTGGACCGGCAATTACATGAACGAAGACAAAGTAGCAAACGTTACGTTTAGGTTAGGTAACTCTGGCGGAGCTTTACTAGGAACTAGTCCAAATATTGTTATTTATCGAACTCCTATACCTTCTTTTAGTTTTTCTCCTTCTACTATACGTGAGGGGTACGCTACCACTCTTAGAGGGACTATTCAGTATATTCCTTTAGATGGCTCAGCTAGTTTTTATTTTACTACAAGTTCTGGTACAGCTAACTACCAAGACTGGAGATATGCGTACACAAATTTTGGGGATGTAAACGGGGAAGTGGTATGGACTGCTGAAACCTTGGATTTTACTTTTTATGCAAGAATAGACAATGAGTCAGAACCTTTAGAATCTCTTATAGTTACTTGGCGAGTAAACAGTACTTCTGGCACAGCTTTCTGGGATGTACCCTTGTACATAGAGAGCCCTGCTATGGTAATAGACGCAACAGCTACCGATACTACAGTACAAATAAATAATGTTAGTCCTTACCCAGAGCAAAGGATTTTTACTATATTGTTTCGTGCAAAACCTGCAGCAAGTGCAGGCGCAGTTACTGGGTACGGTAGTTGGAATACAACAAGTAGTGGCAGTAGTTTAGTTGCCAACGCTTATAGTATGACAGCAGGGCCTGTTGTATATAACACTAATCCAGGGGGCAATGATGGAGTATTCGATTTTCAAATAATGCTTAGTGGATACGGCTACGCAGACTATGTTATAACTCGTACTTCAAGTGTGCAAACTTGGCCAATATATGGTTTTGATTTTACAGTTACCGGAGCAAACCAATATGGAGCTACCCGTATCGTATATGCTCAAATAACAAGTACCCCCGCTTATCCAGAACAACGTAATTTTGTTATTCAGTTTAGTATAAAGGCGACTGGAACTGATGAAACTGAGTGGGGTAATTGGTTCTCGGGATTTAGCTCAACAGTTAACGTATTTGCAAACTCTACTTTTAGTGCTCTTACTCAAATACGACCCCCAACCGTAGCAACAGCACAGTATGATGTACGCTTACGTTGTGTGTTAGACTGGAATTACATTCGAGAAACTCCTGCTCAATACGGTTTATGGCTATAAGGAAACAAAAATGGCAAACTATAAAGAAACAACTGCCGAAGGCACAACTTGGAGAAGGTCCAAGCAAGTAGTCATTAACAATGACTTAGGTACTACACCAAAACCAATAATTTTTATGGAAGAAGATGTAGCTGTTATAGGAACTAATGAATTCCATACTAACAGAGGCTCAATCTCTGCATTATATAATCCAGACGAACTAATTAATTTAAGAGATCCTGAAACTGGTGAAAAAACAGGAGTAATGATGAAGCAAAGTATGGTATACTTAGCTCTATATTCACTTTACTTAGATTGTGCCGAAATTAGAGATATTGAGCAGACTGATCTGCCACCTCCACAAGGTGATTTAACAAATCAAGCATTAACTTAAGGCACTATATGTCAAATATGCGAATAGTCTATAGAAATATTGCAGACACTGCTACAGCCTTAACTGCTAGTAATACTAGTGGCAGCTTAGTGGCAAGCAATCTTCTAACAGACTTAAAAACTCAAGTACACCGTAGTACAACTACTACTGTGACGTATACTCTTACTTGGAACTCTGCTCAAAAAGTAGGCTGTGTTGCAATACCTTGTACTAATGTCACTAGTACAGCCACAGTTTCAGTCAGACTATATAGCGACGAACAAGCAACCCAATTAGTATATAGTTCAGGAACTGTTACCGCAGTACCTGGGTACAATTTAGACCCTAAGCAATGGCCTCAGGGTCTAAACGCAAATACTTTTGCTTATGGTGGAAGTACAAAAATAACAATATGGATACCTAATCAACCTAGTAATATTAGAGCAGTATTAGTTGATATATCTGACTCAAGCAATCCTGTTGGTTACATTGATTCAGCTAGATTAGTAGTAGGTGAATACTGGTCTCCACAATTCAATATACAAAATGGGGCTGACTTTCAATTTGTAGATAACTCAGAAATTACTAGACGTGATAGTGGTGATCTCGTTACAAATAGAAAGTTTGTACACGATACTTTTAGCTTTAACTTTAGCTTGCTGCCAGAAGTAGACAAATCACGGCTATTACAGATTATTCGTAGTATAGGCACATATAAAAACATATTTGTAAGCCTGTTACCTGAAGATGCATCGGCTAAAACAGCTCAAGACTCTTCAATCTACGGTAAACGTTCTAACTCCTCAATCCAATATCAGTTATATAGTTTTTATGCCCATAGCATGGATATAACTGGCTGGTAATTGTTAAATTTTACTCTGTCCATTATATGGGCAGGGTATTTTTTTGCATTGACAACTTACCGCCCTTGTGGTATAATATACCAAAATGTCAGAACGTTTCAATATTTTTTCTTGACAAGCTTTTAACTAGATGTAAAGGGCGGACCTGCCGTTTGGATTATAATTAAATATACAACCACTGCTAATAAGGAGATCTGATTATGGTGGAGATTAACGACCACAGCCTCATTCAGACAGTTTCACTAGTTGCGTTAGCAGTTGTTGCTTTCTCAGTTGGAATACAGAAACTGTTAAAAGACTGGAAAAGTACTAATGCGGAAACTAGCGTAATTACTTTAATGCACACAGAGCTAGAGCGTATGAGTGAACAAAACGGCTTACTAGCAACCGAATTAAATCGCTTGCAACAAGAAATGATTTTACTTAATACCCAACTAGCACAGTTATGCATTGAAAACCAACAACTACAAACAGAAGTTGTTGCACTAACTGAAGAAGTTAATAAGTTTAGAGTATCAGCTACTATAGCTGCAGCTAAAAAGGTTAAGGTGGGCTAATGCAACCAGCAAAAATTAACTATAAAATCTATCAAGGCAGCACTTTTCAAGAGACATTTCGTTGGGAATCAGAAACAAAAGTTTATGTACCACTATCGTCTATTGCAAAATCAGCCCCTTGCGTAGTTACTACTACCACACCACACAATCTACCAGTAGGCTGGAGATTTCGTGTAGTTGGTGCAGGTGGTATGAAAGAAATTAATTCGGTAGGCGACGATGCCTATTACTTATCTACTCTTACACCAACTACTACTACTGTAGAAATAAATCAGGTAAATAGTTTAGCGTATACCACATATACAAGTGGTGGTGTAGTAGAGTTTAATCAACCCGTTCCACTAACAGGATATGCCGCACGTATGCAAATTCGCGAAGCAGTAGATAGCCCTACAGTAATTCACGAAGCAACAACGCAGAATTCACAGATTATTCTAGATAATACGAATAAAACAATACAGATTACGTTATTAGCAAATGTAACACAAGCTTTTACTTTCTCAACAGCAGTATACAGTTTAGAACTATATAACGGCTTTAATGTAATCCCATTTATTTATGGAAATCTTACATTAGTTCAAGAGGTCACACGATGACAACAGAAGTAATTGTAACACAAAGTAACAATACTAGTGTAGTTCAAGAACAACTAGTAAATCGTGTTGTAGTAGACGATAAGCCTGCTAGAATTATTACTAGTGGTATGATGCCTCCACCTGCAGTTAATTCAATATCAGCTTCAGGTGACGTTGATCTTAGTCAACTACAAGACGGTGGAGTGTTAATCTATAACACAGCAACAAATATGTGGAAAGCTACTAATTTGCTAGACAAGCAAATTTTTGAAGCTGGTCAATTTTAAAGGATAAGCAATGGCTTCTATTTTAAGAATTAAGCGCAGTGAAACGTCAGGTAATCCTGGGGTACTAGGTGCAGGTGAGTTAGCCTATTCAGGCTTAACGGATAATGGATCAAATGGTGGCGATCGTCTTTACATTGGTCTTGGACTCGAAACTGCAGGAAATGCAGTAAATCACATTATTATTGGTGGTAAGCGTTATACCGACATGGTTGACGCAGCTACCAATCTAAACACAGTAGGCACATTAGTAAAGCGCGATTCAAACGGTGACTTTACAGCACGTCGTGTTACCGCAGATTTAATTGGTAATGCAGATACAACTACTAAATGGTTAAATGCTCGCAATTTATCGCTAACAGGCGATGCAACCGCTACACTATCAGCAATTGATGGTTCTGCAAATGTAAGCGCAGCCTTAACACTAGCAAATACTGCAGTAACTGCAGGTAGCTATGGTTCAGCAACAGAAATTCCTACTTTTACAGTAGACACCAAAGGCAGATTAACTGCTGCAGGTACAGTTAGCGTTGCAACTAATCTTTCAATTGCTGGTAACAGTGGCACAGATACTGTTAGCTTATTGACTGACACTTTAACAATTACTGGCGGAACTGGTGTTCTAACTGCTGTTACAAATAACACAGTTACAATTAGTTTACCACAAGCACTTGGTCTTACATCAAATGTTACGTTTAATGATGTAACAGTGTCGGGTACATTATACTCTAACGATATTACTGCTACTAGTATTAATATCGACGGTAATGCTTCGATTACAGGTAATTTAACAGTACTTGGTACTGTTACTACAGTTAACTCAACTACTGTTGCGATTGGTGATAAGAACATTGAATTAGCCAAAGATGCTACTTCAGCTGCAATGGCAGATGGTGGCGGTATTACAGTTCGGGGACCTACAGTTCCAGCAACTATTTTATACAACAGCGGCGATGATCGCTGGGTTTTAAACAAAGACTTAACAGTAACAAATGTTTACGCTGAATTAGTTGGTAATTCTTCAACAACTACCAAATGGAAAACAGCCCGTAACTTGAGTTTAACAGGCGATGCAACTGCTACATTAGCAAACGTTGATGGAAGCGCTGCAGTTTCAACAGCCATTACATTAGCAACAGTTAACACAAACGTTGGAACTTATGGTGACTCTGTAACTGTGCCCACCTTAACAGTTAACGCAAAAGGTTTAGTAACTGCAGTTTCACAAACAGTTATCCCAACTGCTACTACCTTAATCAAAGGTTTATCTAAGTTTCTCGCTACACAATTTACAGTTACTGACGGATTAGTCGAACTTGTTCAAGTTGATGGCGGAAGTTATTAAAAGGAGTCGTCATGGCAATTAGCGGATCTATTATTTCAGCCTATGGCTATGACTCTCTTGTAGCTTTTAATGGACAAACAAATATAGTTGTAGTTGGCGGAAATGGTGATGGCAGAATTAGTATCAATAATAGTGTTATCACAGTCACTAATCCAGGTACTAGCTATCCTGAAGGTATTGCAATTATAGGTGGTGGTACAAGAATTGTACTAACTGTTGATCCAGTACTTAAAATACAACTTAAAAGAAGTTCTGTAACTGGAAAAATTCCTACTCAAGCTGATTTAGAAGACGGCGAGTTAGCACTAAATACTGCAGACGGCATCTTGTATTATAAAAATAATCAGGGCAACATTTCGTCACTATCCAGTGGCGGCGGCGGTAGTACGGCACTAACCGAACAAATAGCAACAGAAAAAGCCATTATTATGGCAATTGCATTGGGGTAAAATATGGCAACAGTATTTGTAAACGGAATATCACGTGCCGTAGGTACTACTGAAGTAGAAGCTTTTAGTGCAATCGATAAATCAATTGTAATTGGATGTTCAATAACTAATTTGTTATCTACAACAGTTCCAATCACAATTAAATTGCGAAGAAGTGGTGTAGATACTTACATCCACAAAGATAAACGGGTTGAAAGTGGTGAGCCATTTGAACTCATGAAGGGCAACAAACTAGTACTTGCAACTGGCGACAAGCTAATTGTTTCGTCAAAAGTAAATAGTAGCTTAGATGTTGTGTTTTCCATACTACAAGGAGTCTCATAATGAGTGGATTTTATGAAGGCACCGACCTTGTTGATAAAGTGTTTTACGGGTTCCGTCTAGACCCTGACACAGGTAATTTAAACATTGAAATTTTAGACGGAGACACTCCAGTTTCACTACCACAAGATGGTACAATTGATAAGTATGACTATAAACAATGGGTATGGTCAAAAGATACTATTCAGTTTGAATGGGGTAACAAAGGACACTTACTAATGAGGCTAATATAATATGAGTCAACTAATTGATCTAGGAAAATTACGCTTCCACTTTGCTGGGCAGTGGAGCAATGCCACTACTTACGAATCTAACGATATTGTTAAGTACGGTGGTAATGTATATGTTTATACATTTGCGTTAAAAACAGCTGGCGTATTGCCAACAGATACTGCGTACTGGGCCTTAATGGTAGAGGGCTTTAACTTTACTGGCGTCTTTAGTACAAGCGGTAATTATAAAATTGGCGACGGCGTTGCACACGGTGGTGTTGTTTACGTTGCTGTCAAAGACTCAGTA